CTATCTCCTTACGCCAGTTTGGGGCTAAGAGCTCATCCATATCCAAAGAGATGCATATATCAATATCATCTGGGAGTAGGGCAAGAGCCGCATTTCTAGCATCATCAAACCGCCATGGTCGTACGCTTATTACATGTACGTTGATTCCTAAGGCACGTGCTTTTTCAACTGTGCCATCTATAGAACCAGTATCAGCAATCATTAGGTAGTCAGCGTCTTTGCAAGACTCATACCAGCGTTCTACAAACTGCTCTTCATTGAGGGCGATAGTGTATACGGCTATTTTCATACGCTTATTATACTCCTAAAAAAGAAAAGCCCCACCAGTCCCGTAGGACGGTGGGGAACTAATCTTAATTATTAAGCTAGTGTTGCAAACTCTAGACGACCGTAGATGGTTGTTCCACCATCTGGTGAGTAGAATACAAGAACTGACTTGTTTGTACCTGATGCAATAGTAGGGGCTGAGCCGCCATCCCAAGTAACACCATTGAAAGCCACAGCGTTAGCGCCACGGTTTGCAACTTCTACTTGCCAACGTGTTCCATATCCTGATGGCACACCAGTGAAGGTTACTGTTACAGCACCTACTGGGTTAGCAATACGGATAAATGAACCGTTTGTTGGATTGATAGATACAGCGCCTGTCTGTCCTACAAGATTTTGAAGACGGCCTGTAACCCCCACATTGATGTAGGCATCGTTAGACTGTGCCAACACCGTTGGCTGTGAGGAAATTGCCATTACTTGCTCGCTTTCTTAGCAGGTTTGTCTTCTTCTTCTTCTTCTTCTGGAGCTTCTACTGCTTTTGGTGCATCTGGGTCATCAAACCCAGCGCCATTCCAAAGAGCCTTAGCTGCTTCTGGAGTTGAAGGTGGGAACCATACGCCGTTAGCGCGGGTCCAATCACGTGATGGTTCTGGGTTCAGACCATCGATATTAACTACCTCAAATAACTGACCTAGTGCTCCTAGGTCAGCCTCTGAGTTTGCAACCATTACCTGAGTAATGATGTCGTTATCAACGAATGCGTATTTTGCCATTATCTATCTCCTTAGAGTACTGCCTTGTCGAACCAGCGAATCATAGCAAAGCCATCTGCGCCGTTTCCACCAAAGCTCTGGTATCCGAAGTACTGGCAACCGTTAAGGTCAACGTCAACGACGTCTCCAGCATCCATGTATAGGTACTCCCATGTCACATCAAAGAATGATGCTTCTGCAGGAGCTGCAAGTGTCTGCCAGTAACCAGATGTAGCACCTGTTGGTCCAAGGAAGGTAATTGTGTTAGTACCTGAGAACACGATGTCAAATGGAGGGCGGTCTTCGCGTAGGATGACGTTGCTCTGGTTCTTCCAGCGAACTGTTGGACGTACACGCTTTGGTAGACCAGTGAACTGTGCAGATGTAACACCGCCAGGAGCAGTTGTTAGACGTGCAGCCACACCAGGGAATACTAGCGCAATACGTGGAAGGATTGGGAATGACTGCCATGAAGTTGTAACCTTGGCATTACCTGTATCCTGAATAACTGTACGTAGAACGTTTGAACCGTAGAAGCCAGCCTGTGCTGAGATGTTGGTTACTGCGTTGTAAACTGGATTCCACTTAAAGAATTCAGATGTAATTGCTTCGTAGTTAACCGCTACCTGTGCAGAGTTGTGTGTAAGAAGTGTCTGTGGAGTGTTAGTCCAGTTAGAACCACCACCACCGCCACCTGCTCCAGTGTTCTGGATAGCATCAAGACCACGTGCGTAGTAATCCTGTGTAGTAGAAGCTTGGGTTGAAATCCATGTTGGAGCACCCTTACCGCCACCGTTCTGTCCCATACCAGGTGTTGCCTGTGTCTGAGAGTTAGACGCGTTCCATCCCGCACCACCACCGCCACCACCAAGTGGTAGACCTAGAGGTGAGCCTGAGTTAAGACCATTAAGTAGAACACCAGTACCACCATCGCCTGCGCGACCCATAACGTGTCCTGTACCAGTTGTAGTTGTGTGCCATACAGCAAAGCCACCTTGGTGACCACGCATAGGCCAAATCTGCTGTGAAGAACCAGCTGTTGTACGGTACTGGTCAACTGAGTTAGAGCTTGATACAGGTGTTCCGTACATAATTGCTGGTTGACCCACTGAGCCTGCGCCCGCACCGCCACCTGCAAGTGTTGTGAATGTTGAAGAACCCTGAGCTGCGTGTCCACCGTTGTTACCGCCCTGAAGACCATACTGCCAGTGACGAGAGTTAGTGTTCCAAGTACCACCACCTCCACCGCCTTCTGCAGATAGAGTTCCAAGTGAGTTAACAATTGGGGTTAGACCAGCCTGTCCTGCGTAGAAGAAGTTGACGTTATCAACCTTCTTGTATGTAGTTGCAACCGCTGCTGGCTCTAGCTGTGGAGCAAGGATGTGGTATTCAGAAACAGTACCAGTTGCAGATTGTGCACCCTGGAAGTTCAAGATACCAAACTTAGCAAAACGTGCTGCTGTAGGTGCGGCAACGCCGTTAACTGCTACACGTACTGGGTAAGTAACTGATGGCATCTGCTGTGTAGCTGTTGCTACACCAGAGATTGGAATAAAGACGTTGTTACCTTCTGTACGAAGGATTGAGTTGTAATCAGCATCGAAGTACTCAATGTACGCACGAGTTGGGCGGTACTGGTTAGCTGTACCTGTAGCAACTACGAACGCAGAACCTGAGTACTGTACTCCAGGAGTAACGCGAACAAAGCGGTGTGAAGTTTCAAGGTTTGCACCGTTTGTTGAGTTAGTCTGCATGAGCATTGACTGAGCCTCACGGTAGACTGGCATACGCCATGTAGTAGCTGTGTTACCAGCTTCAAGCTGTAGGTTGTCAATCCAGAAGTTAACTGATGGCTGCTGGAAGACGATTACAGGGTGAATAAACTGTGGTGTTGAACCCCACTGGTATGTACCGTTAGCAAGAGCTGAAGCAATAGCTGGTGTTGAGAATGTTGCTGAAAGACGGCGCCATCCGTTCTGACCAACAGTTACGTTAGAACCAAGCATCTGAACACCAGATGGGTTACCGAATGTAAGGCTTGTACCTGATAGAGGTGCGTTAGTAGCTAGAGACAAGGTTACGCTTGTTCCAACAAGGTTAGATACAACAGTGTTTGACTGAATACCAGAGCCTGTTACAGCCATACCAATCAAGATACCTGTAGCGTTATCAACAGTAATTACTGTTGCGCCGTTTGAACCTGTACCGCTAGCTGTGAAAGCTCCACCGTAGTTAGTCAATGTAGCAGGGATTGTCTGGCGTACGAAGAATCCGTTAGCCTGACCAGCATCGATTGAGTTAGTTGTACCAGAGTTAGAACCGCCAAGGTATGAAGTGCTTGAGATAGCATTCCATGAAGCTCCTGCAGAACGAATCTGGAAGAGGATTGGGGTTGATGTGCTGATATTTACGTTAGTTGAAATATAAGCAGTCATTGTATATGTCTGACCTGGGATGTAAGGAACACCCTGGAAGCTTGTAGATGTCTGGGTACCGTTAGATGTTGTGGTTGAGTTCATTGTTGAGAACTGAATCCATGTAGGTGCACCAGCAGATGTTGATGAGCTTGTACCAGCGATAAGGCCGTTGATACCAAACGCACCAGAGTAAGAAATTGTTACTGTCTGATTAGTCTGGTTTGAAGTTGCTGCAGCAGATACTGTAATTGACGTTAAGCTATCAACGCTAAGAACAACTGTACCTGAAGCAAACATGTTACCAACAATGTACATGTTTGGATAAATATTAAGAGTAGAGTCTACTGTAACTGTTGTTGAGTTAAGTACAGTGCTAATTACCTTGCTGTATCCACCAACCATTTCTGGAAGCTTTGTAGGAACACCAGCGTTTGTGATTGAGAATGAAGACAACGCAGTACCATACTGACGAATATAGTTGTTAGTAAGGATAGCTGCTTCTTCAAGCTGCGCTACTTCTGGCTGCATGATGTTGTTAGAAAGATTTGTAAAGTATGGGCTACCAGCAGTGTTACCTGTCTGTGGGTTAGTTGTAATGTCTGAACCCGCAGAAGATATGTTGTAGAAGTATACGTTAGATGGACGAACTACTGTTGAGCCCTGTCCAATACCTACAACTGTTGCCACAGTACCTGTGTTAGCTACAGAAAGAGTAACGGTGTTTCCTGAGATAGAAACAATCTGAGCGTTAGTACCAAGGTTAGTACCTGTCACAAACTGACCAGTCGCTAGACCAGATGCGTTTGGATATACAGTAATAGCAGACTGACCTGAGATACCTGTTGCTGAACGGTAGTAGGTTGCTGCATCCCATGAGTTAATGTTGTAATCAAAATCAGAGTTAACTAAGAGGTTAGCGATTGTAATGTTACCGAATACGGTAGCAGAACCGTTACCACCAGGAAGTGTGTTAGTTGTATCAGCAGCGCCGTTAATAGCACCCTGACCACCCTGTCCACCTGCACCGATTGTTACGTTGTAAGTTGTAAGAGGTGTGACAGAAAGGTTCTTTACGATTACCTGTCCACCAGCGCCACCGCCACCAGCGATATCTTGTGAACCGCCGCCGCCTCCGCCGCCTGCTCCTACGAGAATAATTTGTGCGCTTGTTACGCCCGCAGGCGCAGTCCAGGTACCACTGGCTGTAAAAGTGGCCTCATTGATGAACAAGCGACCCGAATTGTCATTCGGGAAGACGATAAAGTCTTTACTTGAGGAAATTGCCATTGATAGTTACCTGTCCTTTTCTTAATTAAGAAATCAATACGCCAGAGATTAAGAAGTCAACAGCTGACGCCTGGTCTGCTGTTACTGTAATCGTCTCCGCTGCGTTTAATACGGTGCGAGCATCAAAGTTTACAGTACCGTTTGCTGGAACCTGTAGACCTGTGCAAAATGAAACTCCTCCAGTAAGGACTGTTACCGTACGGGTAGCAGCGGTCTTGTTTGAAAGAATGATGTTAGTGATGATTGCTGTGTTAGAAGCTGGGATTGTATAGGCACTTGCATCTGAAGTACCAGCTGTACCCGCTCTAAATCGTGTTACTGTTGTTGGCATTACGCTAGTACTCCTATATACGCTAGATTGGTTAGATTAGCTGCTTCTGCTTGAATAGCCGCTACCTTGTTATTTCCCGCAGTGTTGACTGCAGAAACCTGTGTTGTGCCTGCGGTATTAACAGCAGTAACCTGTGTTGTACCAGCAGTAGTGATTGCTGTTACGCGGTCAGCGGTTGCAGCAACAATGTCATTGACGCCCAGAAGGGTGCCTAAAGTTTCAAGTGTCTTTGCGACGTAGATTAGCTCTTGTGCTGTATAGGTACTAGCTGCAAGGCTGGTTGTGATTTCCGATTTAACGGAATCAATCTGCGTAGCTAAGGATGTATAATCAGGCATTCTATATTTACCTACCTTCCGAGGTTATTAAAAGTATAGCGTTTTTTAAAAAAGGGGCACTGTAAACCTTTAACATTATGCCTGTGCCTCAATCCATGAGATACGAGCTGAAATGTTGGCGGTTGCAGCTCCGATATTGGTCGCTGTTAGGACCAAAACGTCTGGGCCGTTAGGGTATGAAGGGCTTGAGACGTTTCCATCGCCAGAGATAATTGAGTTACCAAGGTCGCGGACGGTACGAAGGTCGTAGTTAGAGACGTTGTAGTTAGTACCACCACCGCCGTTTTCAGTAAAGAATGAGGCTACAGAGTCTCCACCAAGGACACGTCCAGAGGCTGCCTGAACGTTACCCGCTCCAGGACCTGAGTTATCAAAGTAGATAACCTGAGCCAAAGAACCAGAACCAACAAGGTCACGGCTCCAGTCATCAGGAAGTCCGATAAAGCCCGAACGTGGGGTGAAGGTAATGGTTCCAGATACTGTTCCACTGTTAGGAACAGATAGGCTGATGATGTTAGCTGTTACAGAGGAAATCTGAGCTCCAGCGCCAATACCAGTTCCTGATACCAACATACCTGGGATGATACCTGTAGTACCAGTTGTATCAGCAATAGTGATAGTAATCTGACCAGAAGTACCAGTTACGGATGAACGGGTAGTTGTAAGGTTAGCTGGTGTGTAGGAGTTGTAAAGAATCTGTGCAGGGTTAAGAACTCCATCAATACGGAACTGTCCGTTTGTAGAAACACCGATAGAGTTAAGCTGAAGCTGCATGCGGTTAGCAAGCTCTCGAATACCAAAGTTACGAGCAATAGCGTTGTCTACCGATGGTGCCAAACGAATAGCAATCAGTGGGCGAGTAACACCAGGTGCCACATTAAGAAGCTTTGTCATACCACCAGTAAAGATGAAGTTAGCATCGTTATCAAAACGACCATCCATGATTACTGAAGAACCCCAGTGGCTGATGATAGGTGCGCAGTTTTGAGTAATAGACTGAACTGCAACCTGAGCATCTCCACCAACACCTGTAATAGATGAGTCTGGAGTAAATGTTACTGGAGTTGTAGTTCCAGAGTAAGTGAACGGTAGGTCTGGGTAAACCTGTGTAATAGACGCACGACGTTGCGCAAGATTAATCCTGTATCCGCCAGGTGCTGCATTGAATGCATCGATAGATGTATATCGCATAATTTCACAGTTCACTGCATCACGAACATAAATGAAGCCAGCAGGTGGGAACGCGCTAGCGTCTTCTACCCATAAGCTTAGGTCGTTAGGAGCAAGCTGAGCGCCAAGAGTTCCAGCAGCACCAGCAATCATCTTAGTAAAGATTGATGGGTCATTAGAAACCTCGTAGCGAGCAGGCAAGTTACCAGAGCGCTGGTATGCGCTGTTGTTAACGTTGTTCTGTGGCATACGGTGGCACCAGTAAATTTTTCCATTAGGACCACGCATACCGAAGCGGATAGTTCCAGCACCGTACCATGTGTAGTCGATGTAAATCATCTGCATACGACCCATGTCAAGCTTGTAACCTGAAGCGCCTGTACCATCAAACTTATCTTCGTTCCAAAGTTCTTGAGGGAATCGGTCAGACTGTGTAAGTAGGTAACGAGTACGAGTACCAGTAGCTCCGCGATAAGCAGGGGAGATATTCATAGAGGTTGCGCTGTTGATTGAAACAATCTTGTAAGAAGCACCCTTGATAACAATAGACTGACCCACTGTTAACTGCTTACGGAACTGAGTATTTAATCCAGTAACAAAGCTTGAATTCTTAGTTACGTTTACGCGACCAATACCCTCTTTTTCTGAATGTCGACGGCAAGCATAAATTTTCTGACCATCGTACTCAAAGTAGAAACCGTTCTGGTCATCATACATACCAGCACGTGTAACAGCGCCATACCACTTACGAGCATGGATGTAGACGTTAGTTCCTGCTGGGTTCCAGTCTACTGCAGGTAGTGCCTGTGTAAGAGTTACTGCGTACTCAAATGTATTAACGTCAATAATGCGAGTAACAGTAATATCATCGCCATTAAATGGGTTGTAAGCAAAGCGTGTTTTAACGCCTTCAATATCAATTTTCACGCCTGCCTGCATACCGTGGTCTTGTACAGTTTTAACTGTAACAATTGCTGGACCAACAGAACCACCATTGATAAATAGCTGCTCTACATCGTATACAGGAGTTAGCTGTGCACCTGTTGAAAACTGCATTCCCTTACCTGACTGGTAACGGAAGTAACGGCGGGTTTGACGAATAACTTGAGAACCCATTGAGTTAGTTGCAGTAGAAATAGAAACACCGCCGTCATATGGACGGTGTACAACGTATGAGTCGCCCTTAGTAAAGATAAGAGCTGTAGTAGGGACTGATACAGCGGACTGCTGACGAGACAATTGGAATTCCAAGCTTGTCTGTGTAGCAACTTTAGTTACCTGCCAGTTACCATCAATACTGTTAGTACCAGAAACAACGATAAGGTTTCCTGGAAATACTCCGTGTGGCTGGTCAAAGATAACTGTTACTGTTGATACTGGTGCAGCACCATCTGTAGTTGCTCTCCAACGATTAAGCGTGTTAACACCGCCAATTGGGAAGTTACCGCCAGGGATGTGAGCTCCATCAAAGATATCTCCACCGTAGATAGATGTAAGACTTCCAGATTGAATATCACCAGATACAGCTCCACGAGCTGTGTACTGGAAAGTGGTTGTTGAAGGAACAGCTGTTACAAGAGAGGTACCTTCTGCAAGATAGTTAAGTGTTTCCTGAACAGAAACAATCTGACCTGCAGATAGACCGTGAGGAAGAGCTGTTGTTACTGTAATAGTTGAACGAGGGCGAATACCATCACCAGTTACTGTAAGAACATCAAATGAGTTACCACCAGTACCCTTTGCAAAGAATGAAGGGTAGCCATTAGCTAAGAATAAAGACTCCCACTTAGATGGCTGTACTGAGTATTCAAAGTCAGTATCCATAAGAGACTGTGGAGTTGAGGTACGAAGCTTTTGTGCTCCGTCAATAAATGTATCTTCAAAAGTTACTTTTTGCTCTTCGTCATCAAGAATAATCTGTAGAACGTCACCAGATGTCATGCCTGTGGTGTCACAGCCAGAGCCTGTCAAAGTGATGACCGTCTTATAAACGGTTTCAGCAGTAGTGTTTGAAATACTGTAAGTTGGGTAAATGTAAGAGACTGTTGCTGTTAATGTTGGGTCAGAGAAGTTAAATAGTACTTTGTTAAAGATTGAGTTAACAATAAGGAAGATGTGCTTCTCTTGGATATAACGATTAATAGTGATTGTTTTAAGAGTCGGATTAAATACATACGCCTCTGGAGCAATATTACGTGCCATTCACTTACCTTCCTAAATTAACGCTATCGGTGGAATAACGGTTGATGTAACTGTTGTTGTTCTGGTCTGAGAGTAACGAGGAAAAAATAGTCCTAGCTCTAATTGAGCATCCATAACTAATTCTTCACCACGTCCACCATCACCAGCTGGTCCTGCAACACCTGTAGGTCCACGAAGTCCTGTTGGTCCCGCAACGCCATCTACACCAGCGGGTCCAGTAGCGCCGTTTGCACCAGCAACACCTGCAGGTCCAGTTGGACCTTGAATACCACTGGCATATACTAACGCATTCCAAAGCTGTGTACCGTTGCCAATTTTAAATTTTCCAGTGTCTAGTTCAAGACCAAGCTCACCTTCTGCAAGCAGAGGGTTTGTTGTTGACCATTGCGACGCTGTTCCGCGACGTAACTGTACTTTAATTGCCATTACTGAATGACTCCTCCGCTGTCGATAACATCAACTCCACCATAGTTAGTAGTTGGAGTCCCAGCATCTACGTTAAGTAGTGTAGTGCCTGTAGGGCCTGTTGGACCCAGTAAACCTTGATTTCCTGTAGGACCAGTTGGTCCTTGAATACCTGTAGGTCCTAATGGGCCTTGTAAACCAGTTAAACCTTGCGGTCCTGTAGGACCTGTATTACCAATAGTTGCAGCAACAAGAGCTAACCAGTTTGCTGGGTCTTCTAAAGGTGTGATTCCAGGAGTTGAAGCGTTGTTTCTACGAACATAAGTTCCCTTTAATGTAGGGGTGTCGTAGAAGACTGCTTGACCTGGAGAATAAGTAATACCTTGCTGCCAAGTTCCAATAATTGTAAATGGAGCCGCACCTGTAGAACCTGTGGCACCAGTTGCACCTGTGGCACCAGTTAAACCAATAACACCTTGTGCACCTGTTGGTCCTTGTGGACCAATTACACCAGTAGGTCCTTGAACAGTTCCAGCATTGACCCACTGAACACCCTGCCAAACATAAAGCTGTCCAGCAATAAGATAGCCATCACCAGTAACACCTGTTGGAACCGCTGATAGAAGTTCAGCAAAAGTATTGAATGTTCCCTTGATTTGAAGACCAACACCTTGAGGTCCTGTAGGTCCAGGAACTGTTGATGCAGCTCCAGTAGCACCTGTAGGACCTACAACACCTTGAATACCTTGTGCGCCAGTTGCTCCTGTAGGACCAACCGCACCTGTAGGGCCGACTGGACCTTGGACACCTTGAACACCTTGTGTACCTTGATTACCCTGAGCACCTGTTGGACCAAGTAAACCTTGTGCTCCTTGAGCACCTGTAGCACCTGTAGGTCCTTGAATAAACCCAGCGTTAATCCATGAAGAACCGCCCCATACAAAGAGGTTTCCGTTTACAAGGTAACCATCTCCAACAGCACCAAATGGTTGAGCTGAGGTAAGTTCTGCAAAACTGTTGTAAGTTCCAAGTACATAAATAGATGCACCAGCAGCACCAGTCGCACCTGTAGGTCCAACAGCACCAGTAGCACCTGCAGTACCCACAGCACCTGGAGTACCAGTAGAACCTGCAATACCTTGTGGACCTTGTGGACCTGTTGCTCCTTGAGCACCAGGAAGACCTGGAATACCCTGGGAACCAGTATTTCCTTGTGGACCAGTTGCACCAACTGCGCCTGTAGGACCAACAGCTCCTTGTGGACCTGTTGGGCCAGCTACTGTAGAAGCAGCACCTGTTGCACCAGTTGGACCCGTTGCACCCTGTGGACCAGCAGCTGTTAGAGTAAAGACTGCATTTAAATTAGAATTGTCTTGAGAAACAACATATAAAGTAGCTGGGCCTGTAAATGGAACATCCCAGAAGATAGTTCCAGATTCAATACCTAGGTTAGTAAAGCCAGTTGTGTATTGAGTACCAGCGTTATACGCACCTTGTGTAGTCTGTACTCTAAATCTATTTCCAACTGTATTAATAGTTAAACGATAACGAAGACCACGGATAACAGTGATAGTTGGATTTGTTAATCCGTTGATTACATAATTAGGTGTGGAGTCTGCGGTTACTGTTAAATCAATACCGCCAGATGTACCAGCAGGTCCTGTGGGTCCTACGACTGTTGAAGCCGCGCCTGTAGGTCCTGTTGGACCAGTGTCACCAACAGCACCGATACCACCAACTTCACCAGTTGCTGCAAAAACCCAACCGCTGTAAATCCCGTTAAAGTCTCCACCTTGACCGTTGTCAGCAATTATAGTGAGGGTAAGTCCACCATTACTTACTGTTGCACGACCTTCAAGAAATATACCTGAGTTAGATTGAAGAACTGCACGTACTCTCATGCCTGATATAAAAGCGTGGTCAGCGCTAGATAAAGTGAAAACTTTACTACCAAGAGTATAAGAAAGAGCGGTTACAGAAGTTACGTTTCCATAACCAACACCACGAGGTCCTTGACCACCTGTAGGTCCAAGAAGACCAATAGGACCAGTAGGACCTTGTAAACCTGAAATACCTTGAGGACCTGCAGCACCAGTGTCACCCTTAGGACCAGCTAAACCTGTAGGTCCTTGTGCTCCAGTAGCACCCGTAGCACCTTGTGCACCTTGTGGTCCAAGAGGACCAAGCGCTCCTTGAGGTCCTGTTGCACCTGTAGGACCAGTACTACCAGTTGCACCAGTAGGGCCTTCTAAGTTTCCAACGTTCTTCCATGCTGAAGTAACGGTATCCCAAATAACTAAATTACCGTTAGCAAGTAACCAAGCGTCACCAGCTGTACCTGTTGGACGTGCAGCTTGCAATGCTGCAAGTGTTGCGTACTCTCCAAGAAGATTTAAACCTTGACCAGGGGCACCAGTAGGGCCTGTAGTTCCAGCTAAACCAGATACACCTTGTGGACCAGTAGGACCAGTTACACCAGCGTTACCTTGATTACCTTGTGGGCCTGTTGCACCTGTAAGTCCAGTAGGACCAGTTGCTCCTGTTGCGCCAGCAGGTAGTGGAAGTGTGTCAAATACCCAAGCATTGTTACTGCGACGATAGACGCGAATATTTGCAGTATCACCTGTGATGCGTACAAACGCCCACTGATTAGGTGTTGGGGTTGGGTACGCAGTTGTTAAAGCTGTAAGAGTTGCAAAGGTACCAAGGAACTGTGAAAAATCTCCTTGTGGACCTGTAGGGCCTGTTGCTCCAGTAGGGCCAGTAGGGCCGTTTAAAATACCTGTAGGACCCGTTGGGGTAGGGAACCAGTTGCCATTATCTGGCGGAACAATAATTATATCTGCCACGTTAATCCACCGATACCTGTTGGGTTACGAACACTTGACCTCGCAAAAATGTCTTTTGGAATGTTGCATCTGTAGTAGATGTAGCCTGCAAATCCCAGAATAGTCGCACTGGTAGATATTTAGTAGCGGACTGAGTAAGCGTAATTCTTATACGTCCAGTTGCGGCGTCTATAATTGTAACAGTAAAGGACGCATATCTAGCGGGTGAATTAGGGTAGGTTCTAAGCTCTGATTTAAATACCAATCCAGTAACAGATGCTCCTAGAACAAAGTCTTGGCTAAAGCTGTCACCCTGATATAGAACTAAATCGTATGCCTGAACTGTAGTTGGGAATACTTGGCGTCCATTTAAATCGTTTGGTAGATACACACGTTCTGGTTTACGTGAGTCGTCAATCTCCTGTGCCATATAGATAGGAACAAGCTTATTGGTGTGACGAGAAACGCGACGTAGGGTACCCATTTGAATACGCCATAGGCCAATATTGAGAGCAGAGCAAAGCTGCTTATATTGTTCTTGACGCTGTTGAATCATTGAAGTCAATTGCTGCCAGCGCTGGCTACGTGGGATTACCACTCCATCTGGGGCAGTGATGTTAATATCAAAAGATGCGTCAGTAGCTAGGGCCCATAGAGCTTCAATAGTTGAAAGGATAGCTACTGGATACTCTTCAACTGCTGGGATAGCACCGATTGACATTCTGCTTCCGTAAGCGTCTGTGCGTTCATGTAAGTGCTGACCCACCGCTGTATCAATAAAGCGCTCAATGTCAGAGTCAGAAAAATAACGGTAAGCAGTACCGTGGACTGTAAGTAGTGACCCGTCAGCGATTGGATTTTGAAAACGAATGATTCCCTGGTCTACCTCTAGCTTGTAGCCAGTAGGTGCTGGAATGTACTCTTCGGTAACCGTGACTGTAAGGGTAAATGCGTCAATAGGCTTATTGTTTAAATAAAACTCTTTTGTTACACCATCTCCAAGTGCAGTAAAAGTAAACTCTTTACCTTGGTCCCCAAGTTCTAGGCGAACGCGAGATACCAAATCCGATAAGAGGGCCACTCATTTACTCCTAACGCTACTGATACATGGTGTCAGTAAATGGACAAAAAATCCGTACAAACGAAAAAGCGGGCATCAATGTGCCCGCTAATCCGCCAAAATTAATGCTAGATAACGCCAGCTAAATAACCTTTTTCTTCAAGGTGCTGGGCTACTTGCTTGTCAACCTTGTACTTCTGTCCTGCTTTGAAGTTATAGAAGTTGCCAGCACCTAGGGTCATGTTTTCGATATCCTCGACAACACGGATGACAACTGTGTCATCTCCCTTGCTTACAACTGTAGCTTCATCAACGATTACTGTTGCCCGATTAGGGGTAGTAGCGTCTAGGACCTCGGTCTCAAGTTTAATCTGAGCGTTGGCGGTAGCCATTGACATTTCTGATGAACGAGACTGCAATGCTTCTGCATTATCAGAAATCTGCGCTTCACGAGCGCGACCTGTGACATCAGATGGTTTTACTTTACTTGCCATTTATATTCTCCTAATTATTGTCTGTTAAAGTGGGGGAGGGCCGTAGCCCTCCCCCATTAGCACATTAGTGCTTAGTTGGTTTCTGCAATGATTACAGACTGGTCAGTGATTAGACCAAGACCGAAGATTGAGTACCAAGCAAGAGCATGCTCACGACCGAAGTCAAGAATACCGCCATCGCGGAGTTCAACTGGAAGAGAGATTGCGTGACCGAATGCGTTATCTCCAATGAAGATAGCTGCGTAGCGGTCTGAACCACCGTTACCTGTCTTTGTAGCAGGAGTGATGTAGCCACCACCAGCTGTTACAGTTGGGTTAGCAACAGTTGTGTCAGTTGTGTAAGAAGTACCAGCACCGCCAGCAACCTTGAGAACCTGTGTGGTCTCAATGAATACTGTGTCGTACAAACGACCGATTTCACCAAGCATGAAGTTACCTGGAGCTGCGTACTTGGTTACTTCGATGAATTCTGGATTGTCACGTAGCTTACGTGACTGGTGTGGGTGAACGAAAGCAACATATGTCTCACCAAGGCGAGGGATGTTCTTTGTTGCTAGGGTCTCTACTGCGTCCTTGACTGTGTGTGGTGTCAAGTAGTAGGTACCTGTCATAGCTGCACGAGATGAAGCTGTTGTTCCATCTGCGTACCAGTTGTTTACAGCTGTGAGTGATGAGCGGTCTTCACCGTAGATTGTTGAAGTCGCTGCATATAGTGTGTCGCGTGATAGCTGGTCAAGATAGATAGCCATGTTACGACCAAGAAGACGTGAGGCTGAAGCCATTACGTCATCGAATGAAGCATTAAGCAATAGCTCTGATACAGCAAGAGCATAACCATGCTCTGTTACTGTGATTGAGAACTGCTGTGCTGTAAGTGCGTTTGTCTGCATACGAACACCTTCAACTAGGCTGTTTGCAAAGCCGAGGTTGTTGTAACGCATGAAGTTAATCTGTAGACCAGGTGCAACACCAAGTTCAGTCTTCTTGACTGCGAACTGCTCAAAGCGAAGGATAGGCATAGCCTGGAAAAGGATTTCCTTAGACCAGATTGTCTGAATCGCTTGAGTCAACTGTGTGTTTGTACCTGAGTACGCTGTTGGGGCTGCGGCTAGATTGCCAGTACCCGTAATACCAGATGCCATTTTAGTTGTTTACTCCTTGTAGGTTGGATTTGGGATTGTGGGATTTACCCGAACAAGCCGCGAGACTTACCGCGAGCAGTAGCGCTCATGATACGTT